TTATTACTCCTGATCCTGAGCGCACTGAGCGGCTGCGCGACCGTTTCGACCGTTCCCGTAAATAGCTATTGTGCTATTGCAAAACCCATCAGTTACGATGCAACAAAAGATTCATCAGAAACTGTGGCGGAGATAGAGCTACACAACAGCGTCTTTGTATGTCTCTGTGGCGAACCACCAGATTGCCCTAAAACATGAATATTCCATCACGCATCACAGACCTAACTGGTAAAGTATTTGGTGAAATGACTGTGCTAGCGTTTGCTGGTTACAGCTCACCGAAAAAAGGTAGGCAGCGTGCAACTTGGTTAATTGAATGCTCCTGTGGCAAAGAAAAGGTTATGCTAGGCACAACTTTGCGGAATACAAAAGTTAAGTCTTGTGGACATCAAAGAGGTTTTAGAGTGCTTCCAGATGGTCAAGCAGCGGTAAACCTTAGATTCCATCAATATAGAAACAATGCAATTAAATTTGGCCGTGAATTTTCTTTGGATTTTGACAAGTTCAAAAAACTGTTATTAGGAGAATGCAACTATTGTGGAAGCCCACCTTCCTCTGTGGTTAAAGCTCGCGGTAAATATCAGAATGATTTTTTATATAACGGCGTAGATCGCGTTGATAACAGAGAAGGCTACACAGAGGCAAATTCCGTATCTTGCTGCGGAACCTGTAACATGATGAAACGCGCAATGTCTGTGCAAGATTTCTTAGAGCATACAAAACGTATATGTGATTTTCAACAATCCCTGCGAGGATGATTGTCCGAAAGGCAAGTAAATGCCATCGACCATAACGATAGACGAAAATCTGTACAGGTATTGCACGCCTCGTCAGAAGCAAGTTCTTGAGGCCATAGATCGGCTTGGAAGTGCCAGGGCAGCAGCTACTGAGCTAGGCATGAACATTGGCGGCGCAAGCGAGACTTATGTTGCGGTAAAGCGCAAGGCTGCAAAATTCGGCTATGCGCCCGAGCATGACTTCACTCGACCTGTTCCTGATGGCTATATCGCTAAAGGCGTATCGACCTACTACAACGCTGAAGGCAAACCAGCGGGGCAATGGGTAAAGGCATCACTAAGCCATGAGGCTCTTGTGGATGCCATGAGAGAGGCAGTCGAGGGCTTTAAGGACGAGATACCGCCTGTGGTATCAATTGCTGCTCCAGTGGCTTCTGAGGAGCATCTGTGCAACCTTTATACGTTCACTGATTACCACCTTGGGATGCTGGCATGGCATCAAGAAGGCGGAAGTGATTGGAATATATCTATAGCAGAGCGCACCATCATTGCTGCACTGCAACAAATGATAGAACAAAGCCCAAAGGCTCACACGGCAGTTATTAACATCCAAGGCGACTTTCTGCATACGGATGGCAAGACACCAGTAACTCCAGCGTCAAAGCACGTTCTGGATGCTGACAGCCGTTTCCCAAAGATACGCAAGTCTGCAATCCGTGTCATTCGATCGCTGGTAACAATGTCATTGCTGCGCCATCAGGAAGTGCATCTGATTATAGCAGAAGGCAATCACGACGAAGAAGCAAGTGGCTGGCTGGCTGATTTGTTTTCTGTGCATTACGAAGAAGAACCTCGCGTCACTGTCAACGATAGCGTCCTACCATTCTATGTGTTTGAATGGGGAAGCACTATGCTGGGCATCCATCATGGTCATAAGGTCAAGAACGAGAGCCTACCGCTTCTGTTTGCGGCGCAGTTCCCGCAACAATGGGGCAGGACTACTAGGCGTGAGATACACTGTGGACATCGCCACCACAGGGACGAGAAAGAATATAATGGTGTGACAGTTGTGCAACACCCTACTCTTGCCGCTAGAGATGCTTATGCTGCGCGTGGAGGCTGGATTGCTGATCGAGCGGCCTGGGCAATAACGTACCATAAAAAGTACGGAGCCGTTGGTAGGGTTATGATTACCACTGAAATGCTTGAACCAGACTAGATTTACTCAACAAAGCGCAAACCAAGCGTCCGCAAAGTATCTTGCCCACGATCAAAATCTTCCTTTTCATAATATGGGCCACCACAGCAGTCTGGATCGCTACATGAGTTGTCGGACAAATAGCCAAGCATATCAGAGCAAGCCTGATGAAGCGCATTTAATTGGTCAATATAAATATCTCGCCATTCGTCTGTCATTTGCTTTGTTCCTTTAAAATCGAATATCGTCATCGGCCCATTCATAAATATCCCAGCCGAAATTGGCGAACAGGAATTGGCGCAGGGTCACGGTAAATACCCATTGCGATAAGCGTCAACGAAAGCAGCGCACTCAATTAGGGACATCATCAAAAGTAAAATTGCAAGTTCCGGCTGACCAAAATAATAAAGCATTGCGGCAAACAGTTGAACAGGCAAAGTCCAAAGCCGCGCTTTGCGTTGTTTAATTAAGTCGCTCATTGCCCCTTCTCCCGTATCTCCAGTCCACGCGCTTCCAGTGCGGCGCGGAAACGGTCAACATAGTCTTCTCTTGTTGTCCATTTATCCGCGTCCACTTTATTAAACACCTCCGCCAGCGGGTTGGGCTTGGAAATGAAATCCAAAAGGTCTGGCAAACTGTAAAAGAAATCGGAGGCTACTGACATATTATCGAACCCAATAATAACCCGATGACCTGACAGGTGTGGTTCTGTGGTAGTAAATGCACGTTTTGCGTAAGCCGCTGCCATCTCATTCACCAGCTTTAATGCTTTTTGTTCGTCTGTCATTCGCTTATCCCAATCTGGTGATGAACGTGACGCCTTCCACAGTGCGGCACTTGAAGCACTTGCCATTACGGATTCCGTACTGGCTCACGTTGCGGCTAATACGCTTTGGATCACCCTTGTTTGGTGCTGGCATGGTTCCAGCTTCTCCAACTTCTAGAGTTTCCATTGGATAGGTCATTGGACGGCTCATTTGCTTTGTTCCTTTTCACGCTCTGCGCGACGTTCCGCGAAAGTCTTTCCATCTAAGCCCCTAAGAGGCCATGCGCTATCTGAAGATATGCGATGCTTGCGTCCCATAGGCGCTGCTTGCTGTGCTTTGATCATGACCACTCTGGCCTTTCTGTAAGAAACATAGTGATTGTTATGGTAAGCCAAATTGCGAACAGCCAAAACTGAACTGGTGTTATTTTCTTCATTTCGAAACTCCCCGTGATGTATAATAATCAAAGCGTCCGCTATCGTAATCATCTGGATGCGGTGTATATACATCCTCTTGTAGCGGATATGCCTTGAGCCTTTCAGCAAGTCCTTTTGCGACTTCCCTGTAAAATTCTATGCGGCGCTGAACCCGTTCTTCTTCGGTTAGATTATCAGTTATCATAACTCACTCCACAATGGCGGGGCATGGCCCCTTGGTTGATGCCCTCTTATAAAAATGGCTTTTTAATGTGTAAAGCACTTTTTTCATAACAGGCAAAAATAATGGCGGGAAGCACATTGCCACCCGCCATCTGGCTTAGAATAATGTAGGATGTATGCAGAATTGCCAGTCATACTTTTTGATGATCAATCTTAGGCTTTCTGGTGTTAGCGTATGATGACCAGCCTTTAGCTGCGCCTTCAGCAATGCAGCAGAACTATCCGCGATCGCCTGGTTGCTCTGCCTATAGCGATGCTCCAGATATTCAGATGGTGGTGGAATATTCCTAGAGCGGGTTGGCAATTCTGGGCGAGATTTATTTGACATAAACATCATCCTAAAAAGGACATTCGTCCGACAAATCATCATCAAACGTGGTATGCTGATTTTGACTATGTACCTGGCTTAAACCAGCTTCCGATCGCGGCGCTGTATCAATGCTTCCAACGCGCACATTGAACTGTGGCTTGCCTTCGTATTCGTCATGCGTAAGCTCACCAGATACAAAGACCTTAGTGCCTTTCTTTAGACTGCCAGCAAACACTTCCGCTGCCTTGCCCCATAAGCTGCACCGATACCAAACGCTGCCAGCATCTTTACCGAATCCGTTTTTAACGCCAACGTTAAAGCTAAGAACCTGGCTGTCGCGCACTGTGCGAAGCTCTGCGTCTTTGCCTACGTTTCCTGATATTGTGATATTCTGCATTCTCTTTCTCCTTAACCGCCCAGGGCGTTCATGTATGTTTCAAGCAGGACTTCATATTCTGCCCGTTCGTGTTTTTCCATCTTGCGAAGCCGGATTACAGCGCGAAGGATTTTAACATCGTATCCGTGAGACTTTGCCTCGCTGTAAACATCCTTAATGTCATCAGCGATACCCTTCTTTTCTTCTTCCATCCGCTCAATGCGCTCGATCAACAAGCGCAGCATATCGTCTGTATTATCCGTCATATTCTTCACTCCATTTTACGTTGTGTTGCGCCCCATACGCATAGATAAACTCAATCAGGTCTGACATCTGGGGCTTGCTTAGTTTTGATGTTTTGAACCCTATCGGAAATGGCTGATCGTTAAGGCCCATTGTGAACATCACTTCATGCCCCAATGCTGCCATAAAAATACACTTCCAAACTTCTGGTATGTGCCGCCTTTCTTCTGGTGCTGCTCGACTAATGTCTGACAGCATGGCCCACATCTTTGCATTCTGGTCATCGGATCGCTTGGCTTGGCTTATCTTAACAACTGCGTCTTGCGGCGCTTTGTCAATCAACTGGTGAGCCAATCGCCTTTGATATTCACCGCGAAGCCAAACTGTTTGCGTCATTGGCTTTGAGCCTCTTTAATCTCACGCGCCTTTGGGCTGGCCTTGCAGAATGCTTCAATCAAAGCCTCTACGTCAATGCCTTTCCAGAACGTCTGCTCACCAACTGTGTGCTGCTGATTATGATGTTGACGGCATAATGGAACAACTCGCCAATCGTCTGGCTTCTGCCCCATCCCTGTGTTGCTGCCAAGACGCACATGAGCGCACTCAATCGGCATATCCTGGCAACCATTAATCGAGCAATGAAACGATCGAATAAAGTTCAGATGACCTTGCGATCGCCAGCGCGATGAACGCTTTGGCTTCTTGGCAATGCGATTAGGCAGCATCTTCAAGTTCCAGGCTATACTCAGCGATGTAAGATGATTCGCCCCAGCGATTGACCACCTCAACCTTTTTGGTTTTAATCTTATGCCCAGCCTTTCGCAAATCGTTAATGCGCGATGCTAGGCGATAGATGCCCAAATCATTCAACGCTGTCATTGGACGGATTGGCCCAACAGTAAGCAAGTGATCGAAAACTCGTTCGTTCTGTGTCATGATGGGATTCCTAGCTCTGATAATGCCTCTACGTCTTTGTCAACTTCTGCCAGAAATGCGGCAACCTCTGATTCCAAAGTCGCCAGCATATCATTGTCGCGCTGCACCCGCGCAATGTAAAGCATTAGATGGTCTGGCATTCGTGGATCGAAGCTTACGAAATCGCACCATTGACGATCGGCGCAAGCCATCTGCCATTGCATTTGGAGTATATATTTGTGCGCGATTTGATTAGTTTTGAGCACTTCTATGTGTGTGGCAGAGTTTGGGCATTTAATCTCAATGCAGCCATCGTCGCCCACAAGCCCGTCAGGGCTGGCGTGAGTGCCGATAATGGTAGGATGCTTATATAGCCCCACCTCAGTCACATCATGGCCTGTAATGAAGCTGTAGGCGATTCTGGCTTCTTCTTCCTTGTCCACTCCCCATTGCATTGCTGCGTTGGTGAATCCGTCCTCCTGCTGGCCTGTGAGCCTTTCGACCACAAGCTTGGCACGAAGGTTAGCGCGTGATGCTCCCCAGCCAGATTTTGTCTTAGCTAGTGCGTCTGCAAGTTGGGAAGCGCCAAGACTCCCACAACGTGCTGCAAACCACTGGGGCGATCGTTGGATAATAGCTGCGTCTGTCATTTCAGCTTCTTTTCTAATGCAGCCTTAACCGCATCAAAGCGGCTTTCCTGCAATTCGTTGAGTGCGCTGATTTTGTAATGCTTGCAGAGCAAAGCCATGTCGGTCTTGGTTTGAAATACCAAGCCGTGCAATTCATCACATTGCTCAACGCTGATAAACTTTTCGCGTGGTGCTGGTTCGCTCTTGCCTGTGGTAGCATCCAGAGCATCATGCTCAACAATGCAAAGGGCTGCTGTCCAGAGGTAGCGCGTGGAGTAAGTCTCACAAGCACCAATGTTCTGAATCTCGTGACAGCCTTTAAGATTGGCTGAACCCATTGGGCTGTGAATAATCACCTGCGTTCCATCCTCGACATCGACAATGTGCATCGACGCTGTGGATTCCGAAAAGCTGATAACCGCGCACAATCCGACATCGTTGAAGATGCGAAGGGCTGGAATCACAAAGTCTGAAAGCTCAAAATATTTATATCCAGCAAACGTATTATGGCCGGACTTTTTTAGAGGTAATGCGTGGAAAGCAATCCGCGCTTCGTTAAGCTTTTTATGTACTGGCATTGCGGTATCTCCTTTTATTTGCCAAACCCCTTGTAACTAATTTGCAGAAGATTAAAAGCCCTTTTTATCCACAACCCAAAGAAAGTTTAAAATGACCCAGGTAGAAAACGAGATTGCGAACTTTTTTAGTTACGCCAAGACGCATAAAATCAGGGCTTGCAAGATAGCAATTGAAGCTGGCATCACTCGCGTTACGCTGTCGAATTGGAAAAGTGGTCGCACTGAACCACAGCTAGGCGCATGGCTTGCAGCCAATGACGCACTCGATCGCCTAATAGAGCAGAAGCTTAACGCATGAGTCGCTTCGGAAAGTATCGTGCTGTCAAAGCGCAGTGCAATGCTGGTCACACCCATGACAGCAAACGGGAGGCTATAACGTGCAACGAGCTTCACGATCTGCAAGCTGCTGGCAAAATTAGCGACCTAATGATTAGTCCAACATATTATTTTGTCATTAATGGCAAGCAGCTAAAGCATCCCAATGGTAGGCGCGTTGCTTATAAATCTGACTTTGAATATGTGGAAAACGGTATGTTAATTACTCACGAAGTGAAGGGAGTCGTGGTCAGAGATTGGCCTTTGCGCCGCGCTGTCTTTAAGGCGCTGTACCCGCATCACGATCTTCGTGAGACCAAATAAAAATGAGTGGTGCGACCGAGAAAGCCCAATCCAAACACCACCCAAGTCCGTTTCGGTAAGGAGGTACCAATCCGCGCAAGATACGCTGATAGCGTAGTGGCTGTCAACGCTGCCATAAAATGCTTTTACAAATGCGGATTTTGAGTTATGTAAGAGCGAGCGGGGAGTGCTGAAAAAGCAAAAAGCACTCGACCCGCTCTAACAACGCCTAGAGTGGAAAGGCATCGCTATGTTTAGTAATACACGCCACAGAACCATCGCGCAAGGGTTTGCGTCATGAGTGGCTTACAATGGTTCCGATTATATCACCGAATAGTTGATGACGAAAAGCTGCGCCTGTTAGCTTTCGAGGATCGCTGGCACTTTGTTGCTCTATGCTGCCTAAAGGCTGATGGCCTTCTGGACACGCCAAATGATAATCTCAGATCGCGTAAAATTGCCGTCAAGTTAGGCGTGCAGTTGCGTGAATTAGATGAGATTGGAAGGCGCTTGCAAGAGGTCAATTTGGTGGATGAAAACCTGTCACCAGTTGCTTGGGATGAACTGCAATACAAAAGCGATAGCAGCACAAACCGTGTAAAAAGATACAGGGAAAAACAGCAGCATAACGCTATGAAACGGGAACGAAACGTTTCAGTAACGGGCCAAGAGACAGATACAGATACAGATACAGAAGTTAATACTAACGTATTAACAGCAAAACGCAGGAGCGTTTCCGCTGCCAAGCCTGATGGATTTTGTGACCAACTTTGGAAGGATTGGAAGAACCATCGCAAAGCAGCCTTCACCGAAACCGCATTGAAAGGCATTGAGCGTGAAGCTGCAAAGGCGGGATGGACGCTGGAGGCCGCAATTACGGAAGCCATTGAACGAGGATGGCAGGGATTCAAATCAGATTGGGTAGAGGGAAAGAAGAATGGCACAGCAAATCGGACAACTAATCAACGTGGAAACCAAAACGGCTTTGCCGCAGCACTTCGATACGTCGCGGATGGACGAACTGATGAGCCGTTCTGAGCTTTCTATAGCAGAGTGCGATGAGCTACGATCGATTGCCTTAGCGATGCCTATCGAGAACATCCCAGTCGAAACCAAAGAGCTTGCCAAGCAGCTTCAGTTTATTGAGGCAACCCTGCCAAGCAAGAACACAGACGAGCAAAGCGGACAGATGCGGACGGCAGTCTATGCCAGGATTCTTGGCGGATACACGAAAGAAGCCCTTAGCTACATGACTGAGCGCGTCTGCAAGGAACTTGATTGGTTCCCGACGCCGCGCCAGTGCTTACAGATATTGGATAGCTACACGCCGCGAACAACCAAAAAGGACAAGGCGCTTCGTATCTGTTTGAATAACACGCAAGCAAGGTTCGAGGAATTCATTATGTCGCTGCGATGCCGTGAGCCTGTCGATCTGACAGACAAGCCAGAGCGTTGGTTACGGATTGCTGAAGATCGTGGCTACCTTCGCATTGTAGATGGGGAGTATATTGTCAGGTGACCAAGGCTGACGGAAGCGCCGCAACGAATCTAATGTGCGACCTGATCAGGTATCAAGCTGGGAAGCTATCGATGGATGACATACGCAAGCACTGGGCCAAAGGTAAGTATGCTGGAGCGCCGGAAGCCTGGGCGCTTGAAGCCATCGCGCACGCAAAACGGCAGAAATAAAAATGGCCCCACCGATTAAGGCAGGGCCATCTTTTACTAGAAAGGCATCATTGCTTTGAATCTAACACCACGTTCAAATTCAAGCTGCCGAAGCGAATCGCTTAATTCTTTGTGGTTTGAGCAATAATTTTCATCGTCCCAAACGCCATCATTGGTCTTTTCATCAATCAGCCAATATCCCCAAAAGTTTCCGTCTACTGGAATATCAAAGCGTTCAGCTTCAATACGAATACCAATGGTTGCAGCGCGTGCGCGTAGGTCTTTTAAATTCATTTCAATCTCCAAATTGTCAAAGAGCGGGGCGAGGCCCCATCAACAAGGTGTTTCTTGCTGATGCACATTATATAGCAGATTGAAACATTAATGTCAAGAGCCTTTTTCATATTAAATAAAAATGCATCTTATTGAAAAAAGTGTTTGACATATAAAATGACCAATCTTAGAAGGGTGGCACAGCAACGGAGGCAATGCCTCGCCTTTAAGGAGTAAGTTTAATGCTAGTAAAGTTTTCCACACTCGCTGACGGTGTTTTCATCGAAGTCACTGACGCTGATGAGCGCCAGCCTTCCGATCGTTGCTTTCGCTTTGATGGAAAAGGTAATGCAGAATATGCGTTCTTTGCTGATCTAATTAGCAGCAATCCAGCTCCTCGCTGGTTCGCTCACTGCTTTCACGAACGTCAGTTCACGTTCGCATAACCAGAGGCTAGGCCTCGTCAATATGGAGACTGAAAATGAACCAATATGAAATTGCAATCATTGCACTGCTGGCTCTGGAAGCCATAACACTGTTTGTCCTATGGATGACGCATAGAGACCGCCAATTTTGGCAAGCCATGTGGACGCACGATGCAGCCGAATTGCTATCCTTGAAACGCAACGCTTCACTGCGCGATTCCAAGACAGGCCGCTTTGTCAAAAAGAACACAATCTAATGCTGTATGCAGATTTAATTCGTGGCTGGGCTGAAGATCGCAACCTAATCAAAGGCAGCGACCTGAAAAACCAATTCGTAAAGCTGATCGAGGAAGCTGGGGAACTGGCTAACGCTATCGCTAAAAAGAACGACATAGAGTTTGCGGACGCCATTGGGGATATGGTTGTCGTGCTAACCATCATGGCTGCACAGAACGGTATGCAGATTGAGGATTGCATCGATGGCGCATGGCAGGAAATCAAAGACCGCAAAGGCAAAATGATTGACGGAATTTTCCACAAGGAAGCCTCATGACGCCAAAGGAACGGAACCTGGCAGAGATTGATGCCATCGCAGAGTTATACGGTTACACAGTTGAAGACATTCTAGGTAAAAGCAAACTGAAGACATTGGTAAAAGTAAGGCGCAAATGCGTTGTAAGGCTAAGAGAAAAGGGCTATTCAACTACAGAGATTGGACGGATTATGCACCGCGATCACAGCACCATTGTTCACTCACTGCAGAAGATGGCAGCGATAGCAGAGATGGAAGAAGCATGACGCCAGCAAAGCTTAAACTAGCCAGAGCCTACATGGGCTACAGCGTAAACGAGATGGCGGACGCCCTCCGCCTATCTCCTGACAATGGCGGCACAACCATTCGCAAGATGGAATCTGGCAAGGTGCGTATCACTGGGCCTATCATGGTTGCAGTCGATGCAATGCTAAAGGGATATGATCCGTTTGATTACGACGAGGAGGAAGATGATGGAGAATATTAATTCACATCAAGTAGGCGGAGACCATTACGCATCCAAAAGCGTTCAGCCCTGGCAAGCAATGGAGTCTTGGATGTCGCCAGAAGCTTTTGCAGGTTATCTGCAAGGCAACTGCATAAAATATCTCGCACGCTATCGTGACAAGAACGGGATTGAGGATTTGATGAAGGCGCAGCACTATCTGTCAAAGCTTATTGAGATAGAGAATGGTTGAGCCTGTCATCATTGGCAACGCAACGCTGTATCTGGGAGACTGCCGCGACATTCTGCCGACACTTGGTAAGGTTGACGCTGTGGTAACTGATCCGCCTTATGGTGTAGCTTATTCGACGGGCATGGGTGGCAAGTTTAAAGGTGTGACCATCTTGGGCGACGCGGATGTAGCGTTGCGCGACGATGTTCTTGCGATGTTGGATTGTGAACGGGCGCTAGTATTCGGAAGCTGGAAAGCGCCAAAACCCAAGGCAACAAAGCAGACTGTGATATGGGAGAAGGGCGATCACGTTGGCATGGGAGACCTTTCAATACCGTGGCGACCTAACACCGAAGAAATTTATGTCATGGGTTCTGGTTTTGAGGGCCATCGCGGATCATCTGTTATCCGCATAAATGCTCCATCACCCAACTTTACACCTGATAAACAAAGATTCCACCCAACAGAAAAGCCCATTGCCTTAATGTCGGCACTACTGGTTAAAACTCCAGGGATGACCATCCTCGACCCCTTTATGGGTAGCGGCACAACAGGCGTTGCAGCCGTTCAGATGGGCCGCAAGTTCATCGGCATTGAACGGGAACCAAAGTATTTCGACATAGCCTGCAAGCGCATTGAAGATGCACAAAAGCAGGGAGACCTTTTCATTTCATGATTGCTGGTGTATTGAACAAATACCAGACCTTTTATGGAAGCTGAGACAAATGGCGTTAACACCTAAACAAGAGCGATTCGCTCACGAAGTAGCATCAGGTAAAACACAGGCAGACGCTTACAGAGCCGCCTTTGACGTTAAGCCGACAACTAAGCCTGAAACGTGCCAAGCTAACGCATCAAAGCTAATGAGTAATACTGACGTTTCAACAAGGGTTGCTGAATTACGAGCAGCCGTTGCTGAACGTGTAGTTTGGACGATGGCAGACAGCCTTGATGTGTTGTCTACGATAGCCAAAGGATTAGACACAGACGCAAAGCCAAGCGACAAAGTGAACGCTGTAAAAGCTATCAACGCAATGATTGGCCTTGACGCTCCATCTAAGCTGAATCTCACAGGCAATCTAGTTACACACATCCAGCGCGAAGTGATTGATGACAACGCTGAAGATTAAAACGCCGCGATGGTTCAAACCATTCCTAAAGCCTAGCCGCTACAAGGGCGCTCATGGTGGGCGTGGTTCAGGCAAGAGTCATGCCTTCGCTGAAATGGTTATCGAAGCGCACGTTATGGATCAGCGGCGCAGAACTGTTTGCGTTCGTGAAATACAGAAGTCGCTATCGCAATCCGTCAAGCGTTTGCTGGAGCTAAAGATAGAACAGCTTGGCGTGCAGGATTACTTTGAGATTCAAGAGACTCAGATAAAATCCCTGCATGGCGATGGCCTAATCATCTTCCAGGGGATGCAGAACCACACAGCCGACTCCATTAAGTCGCTGGAAGGTTATGACTGCGCTTGGGTAGAAGAAGCTCAGACGCTATCGCAACGCTCACTCGATCTATTGCGTCCGACAATCCGTAAGCCAGACAGCGAACTGTGGTTCACATGGAACCCATTGAACAGCAGCGACCCGATCGATATGTTGCTGCGTGGTGAAACGCCACCACCTGATGCTGTGGTTTCTCAGGTAAACTATCGAGACAATCCTTGGTTCCCTGATGTGCTTAAAGCGGAGATGGAATACGATCGAGAGCGTGACCCTGACAAATACAAGCACGTTTGGTTGGGAAGCTACGCATCGAACAGCGAAGCGCGTGTATTCCGCAACTGGAAGATAGAAGACTTTGAAACGCCAGAGGACGCAACACATCGCTTCGGCGCTGACTGGGGCTTTGCATCTGACCCGACTGTTCTAATCCGCTGCCATGTTGTTGGCCGCACAATCTATGTCGATCATGAAG